TCGCAACCAAAGCTTTGTGGTGAAGACAATGGCAATGATGCGTGGTAATATGGCTAAGCAAATAACGGAGGTTCCGATGGCTGGTTGCAAATCCAAAGGCATGAAGATGGGCGGCAAAGTTAAGGCCGGCTACAAAAAGGGCGGTAAGGTCAAGATGGCTCGTGGCGGCAGCGTGGACCAGTCCATGTGCAGCCCCCGCAAACAGATGGCTATGGGCAAGATGAAGTAATGGCAAAAGACGCTTGCTATAAAAAGGTTAAGGCCCGTTACAAGGTCTTCCCCTCTGCTTATGCAAGCGGAGCCATTGCTAAATGCCGCAAGGTTGGTGCGAAGAACTGGGGTAATAAAACCCAGAAAAAGGCAAAGGGCGGAATCGTAAAAGCGAGGACGTTCTGATGGCTGTTCGCAAGACCGAGAAAGGTGCTGCCCTAAAACGCTGGTTTAAGGAAAACTGGAAGGACGTTCGCACAGGAAAGCCCTGTGGTCGCCAAGAGGGCGAGAAGAGAGGAACACCTTACTGCCGTCCGACAAAACGGGTTACTGCTAAGACACCTAAGACTGCGGGTGAGATGTCTTCTTCTGAGAAAAAGAAGAAGATCGCTGAGAAGAAAAGCCTGGGCCAGCCTGCTGGTAAGCCGCGTCGGGTTTCCGCCGCTAAGAGGAAAACGAAATGACAACGTCAGGTTCACGAGACTTCAACCTCGACGTCGCGGAAGCGATTGAAGAGGCATACGAGCGCATTGGTTTAGAGATGCGGACGGGTTACGATGCCAAGACGGCTCGTCGCTCGATGAACTTGATGTTTGCTGAATGGGCTAACCGTGGCTTGAACCTGTGGACCGTGGCCCAAGGTACGACGACCGTGACGCAAGGCACAGCGCAGTATACTCTGGCAGAGGATGTCGTAGATATTCTAGACATGGTTCTGCGCCGCAGCGGGACTGACTACGAGATGGATCGAATCAGCCGTTCGGATTACTTGAACTTTCCTAACAAGACGGACCAGGGTCGTCCTTCGCAGTTTTATTTCGATCGCCAGATCGCTCCGGTCATCAACTTGTGGCAGACGCCTGAGAACTCCACTGACCAACTGGTGTATTACTACGTTCGTCGCATCGAGGACGTAGATACTCTTACAAACACAACGGGCATCCCCTTCCGTTTTTACCCCTGCATGGTCGCGGGTCTAGCATATTATCTCGCAGTTAAGCGTGCGCCTGATCGTGTGCAGATGATGAAGTCGATCTACGAGGAAGAGTTTCAACGCGCGGCAAATGAGGACGAGGCCAAGGTGCCTCTGACTTTGACGCCGAGCATTCGTTATCTGAGGGTCTGATGGCATTCGCATCTGGCAAAAATGCTTGGGGTATCTCTGATCGTTCAGGTCGCCGCTACCGTCTTCGGGATATGAAGAAGGAGTGGACAGGCGCACTTGTTGGTCCTGATGAATACGAACCTAAGCACCCCCAGCTTTACCCTCCTCGTCCAGGGCCAGATCCACAGGCCTTGAAAGATCCTCGTCCTGATCAGCCAGAGGCTCTTCAGGTGTATGTTGGAGTGCCGACAGTAGAGGATCCTCGCCTTGTTCGTCCTCGTATGGTAGGTAGTACGGGGCAAGTTACGGTGGTGACAACATGAGCTTTACGTACGGACAACTAAAACAGGCTATTCAAGATTATACGGAAAACACGGAGACCACCTTCGTGAACAATATTCCGTTGTTTATTCGAATGGCAGAGGAGCGGATTCTAAAGCAGGTTCAACTTAGTTTGTTCCGCAAAAATGCCACTGCATCTACGACAATAGGCAACAAATACCTGGCTTGTCCGAGCGACTTCTTGGCGCCGTTTTCTTTGAGCCTAGCGGGTGCGGATGGTGATAAGTTCTTCTTGGAGTTCAAAGATCCGAGCTTCATCCAAGAGTACACACCGGATGCGACTACGACCGGAGCTCCAAAATACTTTGCTCAGTTTGATAACGAGAACTTCATTCTGGCAGCTACTCCTGATGCCGCATATACGGCTGAGCTTCATTATTTCTACCGACCGAACAGCTTGACGTCTGGTGCGGATGGTGACACGACTTGGCTAAGCATCAACGCTGAGATGGCTATGCTGTACGGTGCCTTGATTGAGGCAACGATATTTATGAAGGGCGAACAAGACGTTACCCAGATGTATGTCCAACGCCTCCAGGAATCTATCTCTGGTCTCAAGCAGCTGGGCGAAGCTAAAGAGGTGACGGACGAGTACCGTCGTGGTAAGGTGATTAGGCCGAAACAATGAACGTAGGCTTATTTGACATACCCAAAGACACTCCAGTAGTGGGTGTTCGGACAACAAGTGGCCGCGGCTTCACGCCAGAGGAGCTTGCAGAACAAGCAGCGCAACGGATTGTTTCCGTTTCGGATACTGCTCATCCTGCTTTGCGAGAGCAGGCACATGCTTTTCAAAGCCAAATAGCTAAAGTGGTTGAGTCGTATTTAAAACAAGCAGTTCGCAGCGACCGCACAACTGTGTATAATGCGCTTCAGGATGCAGGACACCCTGAACTGGCTGACGTGATAAGGAGACTCTAACCATGGCGTTCACCGGCAACTTTATGTGCACGAGCTTTAAGCAGCAACTGCTTCAAGCCAAGCACGACTTTACTAACAGTACTGGCCATACATTCAAGTTGGCTCTGTACACTAACAGTGCTTCCTTCACGGCAGCGACTACGGACTACACTGCGACCAACGAAGTTGGTGACTCGGGTTCGTATGCAGCTGGTGGCGGCACGCTGACCAATGTCACACCAACAACGTCTGGCACAACAGCGTTTACAGATTTTGCAGATTTGACATTTACTTCTGCAACGATCACGGCGCGAGGTGCGTTGATCTACAACACTACTACAGGTGGTGGTTCGAGCACCACTGACACTGTTGTTGTTTTGGACTTTGGATCGGACAAAACCGCGACGGCTGGTGACTTCCAGATTGTGTTCCCAACTGCGGATGCTTCGAACGCCATCATCAGGATTGCGTAAACCATGGTTGTCCTCGTTAATCGCGCAAAAGTAGCCACGGCCACTACTGGCACGGGGACAATCACACTTGGTTCAGCGGAGGATGGGTATCAGACGTTTGCGGATGCGGGCGTTACCGACGGGCAAATAGTTCGCTACGTCATCGAGGACGGCAGCAACTGGGAAATTGGCACAGGCACCTACACGGCGTCTGGCACTACTCTCACTCGCACTGTCTCTGAAAGCAGTAATGCTGACGCGGCGCTTAACCTGTCCGGTTCTGCATTGGTCTTTATCTCTGCGACTGCAGAGGATGTTTTGACCGAGTATGTTGTCAAAACTGCAAACTACACGGCTGTCGCAGGTGATCTAATTCTCGCGGATACTTCTGGCGGGGCGTTTACGATCACCCTTCCAGCAAGTCCAGCAACTGGCGACACCGTGTTTGTGGCCGACGCGGATGATTGGTCATCCAACAACCTGACAGTGGCTCGGAACGGCTCAACGATTGAAGGTTTGTCCGAGGATGTCGTTTGCGACATTGGCAACATTAGCTTGACGTTCACATATAGTGGGACGACATGGCAGGTGTATTCTCAAGCCGGTGTGTCGGGTGCGATTTTCACGGCAAGCAGCACTGACACGCTGACGAACAAGACAATCAGCGGTGCCAGCAACACTATTACTGTTGATGGAACTAATGACATTGGTTTTCTTACTATCCCGCCAGTAGGGACAAAAACCGGGTCGTACACCTTAACGACGTCAGATGTTGGAAAGTACGTCCAAGTTGGCACGGGCGGCAGCATTACAATTCCCGATGCGACGTTCAGCGAGGGTGACGCCATTGTTATCTTCAACAACACCACTGGCGACATAACAATCACCTGCACAATCACTACAGCTTACATTTCTGGCACTGATACGGATGTGGCTTCTGTTACGCTGGCAACAAGGGGTGTGGCAAACATCCTTTTCATTAGCGGAACTGTTTGTGTGATTACAGGCAGCGTTTCGTAATGACCGGCGTAATGCAATCAATGGTTGGCGGAAGCTACGGCGCACCAGTCGTGCCGTTGTCCATGACGTTCTACGAGAGCAGGTATGGGGCAACTATTGGGACGATAGATGTTTATGTCGTAGACACATCTGGTGTCATACAAGGCAGCGCCATTTACAGCGCCTCGGGGAATCTAGGTGTCCAAACATGGTTTTTGAGGACGCCAACTTCTGTGGGTGTTTCTGGAACCTTTAGGATTGCTTGGCACTATGTGAGCGGGACAAGTTTTACTGGGGATTACGCGGTTGATACTGTTACAATACAGGGAACGACATACAACTTTGACACCGGTACAGATGGTTTCTTGACCTCCACGACGAACACGGCATCTTCGTCCACCGCGCTTTCCTTTGCCATAGCTCCGCTGACGACTATTGGAGCCTCTCAATCGAGATGGAACAGGAATGGTGGCTCAACGCCTTCAGGCGCCACTGGCCCTTCTGGAGCGCAAAGCGGGTCGTTCTATTTGTACACCGAGACCAGCACCCCTAACTATCCCAACGTAAACATGTGGCTGTTTAGTCCCGAGATAACTGTCTAGGAGTTACGACATGGCAAACCTTTCTAGTCTGCTTCCTCCATCTGGCGCGGTTACTCCGACAAGCGCGGACACGTTGACGAACAAAACGCTCAGCTCCCCAACGCTGGATGGAACTATCGTCGAAGAGATTTACAACATCAGCGGGACTTCTGTTACGCTAGAACCAGACAATGGTTCTATCCAGTTGCACACGCTGACTGGGAACACAACTTATTCGGATGGATTTAGTTCTGGGCAGTCGATCACGCTGATGATTGATGACGGAACCGATTACACTGTGACTTGGCCGACAATAATCTGGGTGAACAACGGAGCTAATGCGCCCACACTGTCTACGTCAGCCTACACCGTAATTGTTTTATGGAAGGTTGCGTCTACTCTGTACGGCGCGCTGGCTGGAGATGGAGCATGACAAACAGCAGAGACTTGCTACCTGTGGGCGGCTTTACGGGCACTGCTTGGACGTTAGACAACCCAAGCATCCCACCTTACGGCAAGTTTTATGTTGGGACTCAAGAACTCACTCCGGAGGGCGTTTTCTTCAAACCCGACGGCCTTAAGATGTACGTCATTGGGTCTAATGGAGACGCCGTATACGAATACGACCTATCCACCGCTTGGGATGTATCAACTGCGTCGTACTTGCAGAACTTTAGCGTTGCTGCTCAAGAAACCAATCCGACCGGCGTTTTCTTCAAACCCGACGGCCTTAAGATGTACGTCGTTGGGTATAATGGAGACGACGTAAACGAGTACAACCTATCCACTGCTTGGGATGTATCAACTGCGTCGTACGTGCAGAACTTCTATATTGGAGGTCAAGACACCGCTCCGTTCGGCCTTTTCTTCAAACCCGACGGCCTTAAGATGTACGTCGTTGGCAGTTCTGGAGGCTACGTATACGAGTACGACCTATCCACTGCTTGGAACATTTCCACGGCGTCGTTCTCGAGGAGCATGTACGTTGCTCCTCAAGACGTTTCTCCGACCGGCGTTTTCTTCAAACCTGACGGTCTTAAAACGTACGTCAGCGGAGCTTCTGGAGACGCCGTATACGAATACGACCTATCCATTGCTTGGAACACCGCCTCAAACTCGTACCTGCAGAGCTTTAGCGTTGTTGCTCAAGACACCGCTCCGCTCGGCCTTTTCTTCAAACCCGACGGCCTTAAGATGTACGTCATTGGGTCTACTGGAGACGCCGTATACGAATACGACCTATCCACTGCTTGGGACGTTTCCACTGCGGCGTGGATTGCCCCCGCTAATTCTTACTTTAGCGTTGCTGCTCAAGAAACCTCTCCGCACAGCGTTTTCTTCAAGCCTGACGGCCTTAAAATGTACGTCATTGGCAGTTCTGGAGACGACGTAAACGAGTACAACCTATCCACTGCTTGGGATGTTTCCACTGCGTCGTTCCTGCAGTCGTTCAGCGTTGCTGCTCAAGACATCGCTCCGAGGGGCGTTTTCTTCAAGTCGGACGGTCTTAAAATGTACGTCAGCGGAGTTGTTGGAGACGCCGTATACGAGTACAACCTATCCACGGCTTGGGACGTTTCCACTGCGTCGTTTCTGCAGTCGTTCAGCATTGCTGCTCAAGACACCGTTCCGCATGGCATTTTCTTCAGAGCCGACGGTCTTAAAATGTACTTCATCGGCCTTTCTGGAGACGCCGTATACGAATACGATTTATCTACGGCTTGGGACGTTTCTACTACATCGTTCGTGCAGTCGTTTAGCACTGTTGCTCAAGACACCACTCCGCTCGGCGTTTTCTTCAAACCAGACGGTTTTAAAATGTACATCACCGGCAATTCTGGGCCCGCCGCATACGAGTACAACCTATCCATTGCTTGGGATGTATCAACTGCGTCGTACGTGCAGTCGTTTAACACTGTTGTTCAAGACAAAAATCCGCAGGGCGTTTTCTTCAAACCCGACGGTAAAGTGATGTACATAATTGGATCTACTGGAAGAGCCGTATGGGCTTACAGCTTAACCTAAATTGGAGGGCAACATGTTCGTCAAAGTCACAAACGGCAGTCCGAGCAAATACCCATACGCTCTTAGTGAGATGCGCCGTGAAAACGCAAACGTCAGCTTTCCCGAGCCAACTTCGGATAGTACGCTGGCGGCGTATGGCGTCTACCGCGTTGAGACAACGGTTGCTCCGAGTTTCGACAACAAAACGCACATGCTTGCGAACACTGTTGAAAATGTTGACGGCGTTTGGAAGCAGAAGTGGATCGAAGTCCCCCTTGAGGGGAATCAAGCATCCATCAACGTAAGGCGGCATCGAGACCGACTGCTTGCCGAAACTGATTGGATCGTTGTGTTTCACAGCGAGAAAGGAACGCCAGTCCCGGCAGAATGGGAAGTGTATCGTCAGGCGCTTCGTGATATAACAGGGCAAGAAGGTTTCCCCAACGCGGTCGTCTGGCCGACAAAGCCATGAGTGAGTGAATAAATGCTTGGCTTCAACCCTCTAGCATCAGCGCCTCTTGCCGATGATGGTGGGGCTGCGTCCAACAACGCTGTAGTCAATGTAACCGGGGTTTCCGCCGTTGGCGGCGTCGGCATTCTTGTGGTCACGGGCGATGCCGTCGTTCCACAGACTGGGCTTCTAGCTACAGGTTCAACCGGCAGTGTCACGGTAAGTTTGCTCACCCCAGTTTCTGTGGCGGGGGTAAGCGCCACTGGCCAAGTTGGAAGCGTAACAGCAATCGGTGGCGCGGCAGTCACCGTGACTGGCCTATCCGCCACTGGCCAAGTTGGAAGCGTAACAGCAACTGGCGATGCCGTCGTTCCACAGACTGGCCTATCTGCCACTGGTTCTGTCGGCGCCGTGGGTGTCTCGGCGAACGCAATCGTTGATCTTTCTGGGGTGGCTGGTTCTGCCTCTGTTGGCGCTGTTACAGTAAAGATTAACATCACTGCTCTGGTCACAGGTGTTTCTGCTACAGGTTCTGTTGGCTCTGTTACAGTGACAGGCACAGCCAACGTCACCTTGACTGGCGTTTCTGCCACGGGAACAGTCGGGCCTGTGATTGTTTGGGGAAGGATTGTTCCAAACCCCGGAACGAGTTATACTGAGATTCAACCAAACCCCGGAACGAGTTATACTGAGATTCAACCAAACCCCGGAAGTATCTGGACTGAAATTGCAGCATAAGGTGTCTCATGGCTAGTACATACACAACGAACACTGGTATTGAACTCATCGCCACAGGTGAGCAGTCAGGAACCTGGGGCAGTACTACAAATACCAACCTTCAGATTATTGACCGCCTCACCAACGGTGTAGGCGCAATCACCTTGAGCGGTACAACACACACTCTGACCACTTCTGATGGCACGTTGTCTGACGGGCAATATGCGGTTCTTGTATTCGGTGGGACACCTAGCGGCACCAACACGGTGACGATTAGTCCAAACGACCAAAACAAACTGTATGTGGTTAAAAACAATTCTGGCGAAAGCGTAGTTCTAACGCAAGGCTCGGGCGGCAACGTCACGGTGGCGGATGGCAAAAGTGCTATTGTTTATGCTGACGGTGCAGGGGCCGGGGCCGCAGTTGTTGATGTTACCTCCACCTTCCCGTTCGTCAAAACATCAGACATTGGGTCTACTGTTTTAGCTTATGACTCCAACCTGCAGTCTTTTGTCACTGCGTTCACACTGCCGACAAGTGATGGAACTACTGGTCAGGTTTTGCAAACGAACGGTTCTGGCACATTGTCGTTCACTACCGTGAGTTCGGTTGGAGATGTCGTTGGTCCTGCTTCGGCTACTGACAACGGCATTGCCCTGTTTGACGGCACTACTGGTAAGCTTTTGCAGGACAGTGCCTCTCAGGATGGCGTAATTCATGGACACACTATCGGTCGTGGCAATGGTGGGACTTCGTCTAACGTTGTTTTTGGCGCTTCCGCAGGTGCAGCTATAACATCTGCGGGGAACTGTGTGCTTGTAGGCGCCAATGCTGGTGCAGCTATAACATCTGCAGCTAACTGTGTGCTTGTAGGCTTTAATGCTGGTGATGCGATTACAAGCGGGCTTAATAACACTGCTTTAGGGTCTGGGGCTTTAAGCACTGTCACAACTGGAACCCATAATACTGCCATAGGCTCTAGCTCAATGGCTAACGCAGGCACAAGCGCAGCGGAAAATATTGGCGTCGGGTATGCAACTTTGGCGTCTGCAACCGGGTCGCAGAACGTAGGCATTGGATACGCATCCTTATCAGACAGTTCTTTTTCTGGTCAAGGAAACGTCGCCATTGGCTACTTCGCAGGCCTTGGCATAGAGACAGGCTCTAGTAATGTTTGCGTAGGGACTAGCGCCGGAACTGCGTTGTCTCCGTTCAACATTACAACACAGAGTGACCGCATTGTTCTTGGTAATAGCAGCACAACCAACGCCTATATTCAAGTTGCGTGGACGGTTACATCTGACGCGCGAGACAAGACGGATGTGACGCCAATCACACACGGCCTTGATCTTATTGGCCAGTTAAACCCAGTCACGTTCAAATGGGACAAGCGGTCTAAGTATTTTGTCAAAGACGAAAACGGCAATATCATTGACCGCCCGACACCTGACGGGACGCACAAGGAAGACCAACCGTTTGCCGGTTTCCTAGCGCAAGAGGTGCAGCAGGCGATTGAGGCTGTAGGGTTTACTGACGATATCATCGTGGATCGTGAGCAGGATGACCTGTGGAAGCTGAAAGAAACTGCTTTGATCCCAATACTGGTTAAAGCCATTCAAGAACTAAAGGCGCGAGTTGAGGCTCTTGAAGCGGGAGTATGATAAGTGCCACTAAGCAAATTACAGTTCCGCCCCGGGATTAACCGGGAAACGACCTCGTACACCAACGAGGGCGGATGGTTTGATTGTGATAAAATACGTTTTCGGGAAGGTTTCCCTGAAAAGATTGGAGGATGGACTAAGCTTGGTTCATCCTCTTTTCTTGGGTCTTGTCGTGCAATTCACCAATGGCGCACAATTTCTTTAAACAACTACACTGGCCTCGGCACCAGCGTGAAGTATTACATTGAAGAGGGTGAGGGCTACTACGACATAACCCCTATCCGTGAAACAACGTCCGCTGGGGATGTGACGTTCAGCGCCACAGATGGCCTGTCCACGATTACTGTTTCCGATGTTGGTCATGAGGCTGTTGAGGGAGACTTCGTTACGTTTAGCGGAGCCGTCTCTCTTGGAGGCACCATCACTGCAGATGTTCTTAACCAAGAATATCGCATCGAAAGCATCGTTGATGCGGACAGCTACACCATTATCGCTCGCACAGTTGCAACGGTGTCCTCAATCACTGTAGACGGTGAATACACTCCAACTCCCGTGGTCGCAAATTCGTCAGACACAGGCAATGGTGGCGGAAGTGTCGTCGGCACTTATCAGATAAACGTTGGTCTTGATACAGCCGTATTCGGGAACGGTTGGGGTGCGGGCACTTGGGGTCGTGGAACCTGGGGTTCTGGCGCATCCCTAAATGTGCAGTCTGACACTCTTCGTCTCTGGGCGCATGACAACTTTGGTGAAGATCTGATCATTAACGTTATGAACGGTGGTGTTTACTACTGGGATTCTTCTCTGGGACTGAACCAGAGAGCGATTGCCCTGAGTGATTTGTCAGGTGCAAGTGATGCCCCTGTGGTTGCTACAAAGGTTATCGTGTCTGATGTTGATCGTCATGTTATTGCTTTTGGCGCAAACCCAGTTGGCAGTTCGACACAAGACTCACTATTAATTCGTTTTTCGGATCAAGAAAACGCAGCTGATTGGACTCCTACCGCAACAAACACTGCAGGTGATTTGTTAGTTGGTTCTGGTTCTCGGATTGTCACAGCCATTGAGACACGACAACAAATCTTGGTGTTCACAGATTTGTCCCTGCATGCGATGCAGTACCTAGGCCCGCCGTTCACTTTCGGGATCAACATGATCTCTGAAAACATCACAACCATCAGCCCGAACTGCGCCGTTGCCATCGAAGACAATGTTTTCTGGATGGGTCAAAATGAGTTCTATGCATATACGGGTGCTGTGCAAAAACTACCTTGCACAGTTCGTGATTATGTATTCTCTGACTTCAATCAGCAGCAGGCTGAAAAAGTCTTTGCTTCTACTAACTCTGCTTTCTCCGAAATCTGGTGGTGGTATCCATCAGCAAGCTCGGACAACATCGACCGTTATGTAGTTTACAACTACCAGCAGAACATCTGGTACTACGGTAGCCTGTCTCGTTCAGCTTGGGTTGATCGTGGCTTGTCCGATAATCCGATCGCAGCCGGTCTGGATGGATATCTGTATACCCATGAAAATGGTTTTGATGACGGAAGCACGTCACCATCCTCGGGTATTACTGCCTACATTGAGTCTAGCCAATTTGATATTGGGGAAGGCGATCAATTTAGCTTTGTTCGTAGGTTGATTCCTGACATCACTTTCCGGAACTCGACCGCCTCAACGCCCTCTGCTACTTTCACCATGAAAGCTCGCAACTTCCCAGGTGGAAATTATCTGCAGGAAGACGATGAGACGGTGACAAAGACTGCATCTTCTCCCGTTGAGCAGTTCACCAACCAGGTCTTTGTTAGATTGCGCGGCAGGTCTTTGGCTCTCAGGGTAGAATCCACAGAGACACAAATGGGCTGGAGACTAGGTTCTCCTCGCATTGATCTTAGACCTGACGGTAGGCGATAATGACCAACCGTCTTGTACCAGCACCGTATTTTCCAATCCCTCCATCGGAGTACGACCAGAGATACTTCAATGAAGTTATCCGTGCGTTCTCTGTTTACCTAGAACAGGCACGTAACCCTGGTGAAGGACGAAATACGTTTACGGTGTTTACGAACCTACAGACTGACGACTATAACCTAGAATCAGGAACCGTGTTTAACCACGGAGGGTTCTTGAAGGTTTCTGAGTTGAACACGCCACATGTACGTGGGTCCTCGGCCCTTGGATCTGTTGGGTCGGTCACTGTGACGACAACATAAGGATATACAAATGGCTGAGATCATTGGCTGGAAACCATCAACAAGTTCTGATAAAGTGCACTGTGA